CAGGAGAACGAGATCTCACAAAGCCTTCCAGTCATCATACATCAAGAAGCGGTACTCAATGCATAACCTGTAATATGGGGCAAAGTGATGGAGGCGGTAACACAATCGGGTTAGGATCGAGGCCATTTCCTCAAAATTGGTAAAGAATCTTAGTCTGCTACATACCACTCACACAGACGCACCCACTATAATACTACCTGTATAACCGTGGAGTAAGCTACAGGAGGGGAGTGTTAACACTTTCACCACACCAATTCGGAGTCAAGAACAATATCTTGCAACTGTTCATACTCTATAATCGGTGGTTCATACTGTAAACATTCCCTTGATTCGCTCAGTATATGTTGCCTAAGGACATGAAATCCAAAGGCATCATGGAGTGACAACTCTTTAAGAACAAGTTGAACATTATCCTTTTGAGTTTTAATTCTCTCAGGACTCTCCATATACCAATTTAGCATATCAAGGATAGAACTTAAGGCTAGAGGTGCAACATAACGTCGAATTCTCTCTTGAAAAAGAAAACCACGCTTCAAAAATGTGCAACTCTCTAAACTTTTGTACTCATAATTTTCAGCCGACTTATCTTCATTCGTGTAAACTTGGTTGAACTTTGTCATTACGACTGAAATAGTCCTCAGGTTAAAAAAATCACAAGCACGGTCTGAGACATTAACAATATTATCATCGCCGTAAACCATAGGGTAAACGTTATCCCAGAATTCCTCAAGACGCTTAACGCCACTACCATTCAACTCACACCAACACAGTAACAGAAGGACCAGCCCTTGTAAACTGTTTAGGATAGTTGTCAATGGGTGACCACTTGGCAATTTAGAACTCCATTGGTACACTGTATCACCAGATAAATGTATAGAACTAGTGACTTCCTGAAAGATCGTCAATCGGGCTAACTGATTCTCGGGCTCATCACCATACCATCTGTTAATCATATCACAAATAGCAGTGAGAACAATAGCTAGCTGACGTGTATCATATCCAGCAAAATCTCCAGCAAACACATTCAACCCTTTCGTTTTCAACATAAGAGCCAGCTGATGCCACTCAGAGGAATAAGGATTTATCCCAACTGCGCAGAAGTTAGCAATTCGATTCTCCATAATCCACATAGAGAAATCGAGAAAGAGTTGTCTCGTGACAATGGTCAAATGTAAAGGACATGCTGAGACCAATCTTGTTTTCCCAATTAAAACTTTCGCTATGGGAAGCGTTTCATCTTTCAGAGTGTCAACATAGATGTGTAGTGTTCGAATACCTTTTCTAGCATAATCATAGATCTCACCACACTCTTGTTTCAGGACTTGACACTGAGGACGATCTAGATCATAAGTCTGATCTTTTCCAAAGAACCATTCCTTGCCTCTGTAGCCAGGTTGCGGACGCATAACGTACGGATAACCAGCTGATGTAGCGCGAGGAATTGAATCACAAAATTTGACTCCATCTAAGCCAAGAACAGCTTCTTCAAATGAGAACACACGGGGTTTGTGCCTCTTTGGATCTCTCTGCGTGCTCAACAATTTTGAATAGAGCGAGTCAATACAACACTTGAGAACACCTGGGTTAATATCAGCAATACAAGCCGGGCCATAGCGTCCAATCGCTTCTGACATCGGATTGTGCCACATACCCTTCTCATCCTTCCAAGGTGCCAAACGAGCAGGCAAATTTGGAGATTTAAATACCTTATCATACAACGCAGACCTTCTAAGCTTTGACACAGTTGCAGCATGTAGTCTCTTGGGCGTGTTAAAATATGGCATAAAAACCCCAGGAGCAGGTGAATTATCAGCTTGCGCATCCATTATCACCTCTTCTGGCGGAGGAAAGTCTCTGTGGCCAAGTTTCTCAAAACATTTATCGACTTCTTCAAAATCCTCACGACACAAAGCAACTGATAAACCAATTCCAGATGAACGAGTGCCAGCTACATGCATACCAATTATCTTAGTTAGCACGCTAGCATCATCAATTGTTAAAATAGAACCGCAATCGCCTTTATCGGTT